TCCGCCGGGCGGGCGGGGGGGTGCGGCGTCAGCCGCCCAATCGGATCCCCCGGAAGAGTATCCGCTGGGTTCGCCGGATGTTGCGGTGCGGCAGACTATTCGCGCCGTCTGCCAGGGCGCCTGGGGGTTATTTGATCTCTAGGCGGGTGCGCCGGATAAGCCTAGCGCCAGGCACTTCTTTCCCGGCCTTGAGCGCAGCCAGGATTGCCGACTTATCCGGCTCGCGGATGATCTTTTCGCGCATGTATTCGGCCGGTAAGTCTGGCAAGCTGCCGTCCAATTCCACCGCTTCCGGGTTCTGACGCACGCGCACCCGGAATGTCTTGTCCTGGGCGGCTATTTCCGTGATGCCGCAGGCTTCCATGTTGGTCTTGACGTAATCCCGCAGCCAGGCCGCGCGCTTCTCAAGGGACTGACGGCGGGCCTTCAGGCGCGCTTCGGCCTGGGCGATGGCCTCGGCCTCGGCCTCGACGTTGAGGATGTAGGCGGCGACATTGCTGGCCTTGACTTCAATGGTTCCGGCCAGCCCCTCCAGCGTGTCGCGGATGGTTTGCTCGTCGAAGTCGCCTTCTTCCAGAATGGCGAGGGCCTGCCGGTATAGCTCCGTGACTTGGTATAACTTGAGCATGGTCGTCTCCTCAGAATGGTACGTCCTCATCAGCTAGCGTACGGGCAACAGGTGCCGCTTGTGCGCCATAGTGTGCGCCGTATGCCGGTGCCGGTGCCGGCGCCGGTGCCGGTGATTGCATCGGCGCATCTTCCCGCGGGAAAGCCTTTAGCCAGCCGTCCCACTGGCCAGCGGGGATTGCATCGAGTCGGATACTGATCCGATCGCCATCGACAATCATAATGCCAACCCGATCCCAGACGGTCTTGCGAATGCCAGGGCTTGTTTCGATGTCCCGGCCTCGAACAACGTTGTAAATTACTCTCATGCTTGCTTCCTCCTAAACAGATCGCTGGAATGTTTGACGATCATTGCTTCTCCTTCGCTTGCCGAATCTCCATACGGATACTCTGCTTCTCGGTATCCGTATAACAGCTACGCATCCGCGCGATCATTTCGACTGCTGCATCCTCAACGACCTTGGCGACTGCGACTGCGATGTTGCGCTGCATCTCCCGTGCGATAACTTGAGATATGTTGCTGGCATCCATCGATTGAACAGCTCCTTCTACTGCCTTCGCAATGAATTGAGCCGATATAGAGCTAGATACCGCTCGCGTAAGCGCCTTATGAACATCATGCCCGCGCAGCAATACATCTAAAGCCTGCCGCGCAGCATCTTCCAAAGCCGCGGTGACTACCTCTTCAGGGATTTTGATTTCCATTTCTGCTCCTTTCATTCAAAAAAGGCCGGTGGTATCCGGCGGTTACTGTGATTCCTCATTTCGCTGCCGTGCCTGTTCGTGTGCCCACTTCGGCAGACGCGCGGTTAGCCGGTCATACTGCGACTGCGTAAGGTCGGCAAAATGCTCGACACCCCAGGCTTTGCCAATCCATGCCTTCACGCGCTCCCGGTCAAGGCCATGCTCACGGATCAGCGCCTCCAGCCTGCGCTTCTGCGCATCACTGATACCAGCCGCCGGAACCGACGCGACAGGCTCCGCTTCCGCAATGTCCATGTCCTCTAGGTCTTGCGTAAAGACTTCGGATAGCCCAGCCAAGCGCAGCGTGGCGTCGATGTGGGCCGACTTCTCGGCCATCTTGAGCGCCTTGTTCAGATCGCCGCTATCCTGCGCCAGCGTGCGCGCGCCTACGCCATCGGCCACGACCCGACCGGCGGCATCCTTGATTTCGCAGCGGATAATCACCGCTTTCAGCTCTACCCCATTTAGCGCGGCTATCTCGTAATCTCTGAGCGTCGGAAAATGCACCGTCACGCCCAGCATCCCGCAAATCTTTTCGGCTCCTGCCTTCCAAAGGCTTGGCTTGCTTGGGCCTCGCCTCGTCGGTACCGATCCGTAATCAACCCCTTCCACCAATGCCGACCTAATCCATTCAAGCAAGGCACTGCGGTTGGCTTTCCGCCTGTTTAGGCCAGCGCGGAATACTTCTGGCGGCAGGTCAAGCGGGTTAGCTGATGTTGCGGCTAGCTGCTGCCGCTCTACCGCCGGTAGTTGCTCATGCCGCTTTTCCGGCGGCAGCTCTAACAGTACTTCGGTCATCGTTTCCCCCCAGAATGCGCCGATCGGCGCTACAGTCACTATAATACAGCGTGGAATTGATTTGTCAATTCAGACTTTTGGAGGGCGCAGTCAGAAAGTCTTACTGGTGGCGTGTTGCTAAGCCGCTCCGTAGCTGTTATATTTGATATACATCGTATTAAGGGGATAGCCATGACGACTGAGAAGATTGCACTGCAAAAGGCCATTGATGTTGCCGGAGGTCTAACGGCACTTGGAAGGCTGATCGGTTGCACTGCCCAGCGAGTCTATAACTGGCAGCGAGCTGGGCGCGTACCGATCCGTATGTGCCCCATCGTGGAGGAAGTGACTGGGGTACCATGTGAGCAGTTGCGGCCCGAAGTCAATTGGGCTTACTTGCGTCTGAAGAAAGGGCTGAAAAAGTGAGCATCGCGCTTGTAACTCTGGCCTGGAAAGTGCCCATGCCGCCATCTAAGAAGCTGGCCCTTTTGGCCATGTGCGATTGGTCATCAGATGACGGCGGGAGCCTATACCCAAGCATCGCGAAGTTGGCGGAGCGGCTCTCGCTCTCGGAGCGGCAGACACAGCGCGTGCTGCACGAGCTGATTGATGATGGGTTTATCACCATTGTCGATAACCGGAAACCGGGTGGTGCGCGGCACTATCAGATCAATGTCCAAAAGCTGGCTGCCGCAAGTGGCGGTGATGGTGATATGCAACAGGCGAATACGGGGCGGGTGACACCGACGTCAGGGGTGACACCGATGACGCAGACGGGTGACACCGATGTCAGGGGGGGGGTGACACCGATGACGCAGACGGGTGACACCGATGTCACCCTATCCGTTATATATCCGTCAAATAAACCGTCAGATGATCCGTCAATAGATAAGCGCACGCGAGCGCGAGCGCGAGCGAAAGCAGCAGACGTAGAGTGCCCTGCTGACGTTGATCAGCAGGTGTTTGCGGACTGGTTGCAGGTGCGCAAGGCCAAGAGGGCGGGGCCAGTCACGCCAACAGTCATCGCCGGACTGCGGCGCGAAGCGGCTAAGGCCGGGATCAGTCTGCAAGACGCGATCGCGTACTGCTGTTTGTCTGGGTGGCAGGGATTCAGGGCAGAGTGGTACTTACGGCAAAACACAAGCCGGGTTGTATCTCAGCCAGATTACCGCAATGGGCGATGGTCACGAATTGACACCTATGCGGCACAAGCCGCAGCAGCAAGGGGAGATGTGAGCTATGGGTACGCTACCACAATCATTGACGTCGGAAGCTAAGGAACTACCGGCGGCATGGGTAGAACGAATCTTTCAGGTCATGGAAGATCGTTACGGCACACTTTGGGCGGATCGGTACGGCGCCTTCCCCAGGGCGCGGGTAATGCAAACATGGGCGCGTGACCTGGCTGATATGACCCGCGATGAACTGGCGCGTGGCTTAGCCGCTTGCCGTAATCTCAGATACCCGCCTACGCTGCCGGAGTTTCGCTCACTTTGCCGGCCGCCGGTATCCTACGAACGCGCGTACGTCGAAGCGGTCGAGCAAATGCAGGTGCGGCTGCATGGCGGCAAGGATACGTGGTCATCTGCCGCGATATTCTGGGCGGCAACAAAGATCGGTAACGACCTTTTCGCGCACCCATATCCGACACTGGAAGCAAGATGGCAGGCGGCTCTAGATCGAGCGATGGAGATGGTCAGAGCGGGTAAGTTGCCGGACAAAGTGCCGGAGCGCAGGCCAGAACTACCGGCGCCAGGCCAGTGCCTGGCGACAGCGGAAGTCGCGCGGGAGAACCTACAAAAGCTACGCAGGATGTTGGATGAGTGGAGCCGCGAACATGCGATTTAGACGTAACGAACATGCGGAGCAAGCGGCCTTGATCCGCTGGGCCAACCTTGCCGCGGCAAGACATCCTCCGCTGCGCCTACTTTTCGCGATCCCAAACGGCGGCAGGCGTGATCCCATAACCGGCGCCAGGCTCAAGGCGGAAGGGGTCAAGCCAGGTGTGCCCGATTTGTTCTTGCCGTGGCCAATGGGCGGTTATCATGGTATTTTTATAGAGCTCAAGGCGCCTGGCGGAAGCCCGACCCAAGAACAGCGCCAGTGGATCGAGCGGCTGCGTGCCGCCGGTTACCGCGCGGAAGTCTGCGTTGGCTGGAGAGCTGCCGCAGAAGTTTTGTTTGGCTATCTGAAAGGAGAACTATGAAGATCACCCCTATCGTGAGCGACTACCCGGTAGAGATAAAGCGCATTGTTACGACAAGCGAGGGTAGGTTACAGGTAGTAATCGAGACGGATTGCGCTGATGACGATGGCCGACTACAAGCGCATCGGCTACTTGAATTGCAGCGCGGCACCGCGCTACTGACCTTGATTCCGGGAAACAATGAAGTATCTGCGGCTAAAGAAACACAGAGTACGGCGTGACGGCGTGCGGTCGGTCCTGCCTGTAATCATCGAGAAGACACGCCGGTTTGGGCGCGTGCTGCATGAGCAGAAAATCTCTGTTCGGCGCGACGTGCTGCTGACCGGCGCACACCATGCCGGCAAGTCTCGATACCTTGTGCGCATGTACGCGCAAGCCGCCGGTATCTGGCGTAACCGCCCGGCGATCTTGATCCGCTGCGTCAATCCTTTGGCTCACTGGCTGGAGCATGGCCCGGCGAAGGAGTACGCAGAAGAGCGGTATGGGAAACCATGGACTCGGATCAGATCGTGGGAAAGGGTCGAAGCGATGATCGAGTGGGTAAGCAAGAATAAGCCGGTGTTGCTAGTGGATGACGCGCACCTACTGACCGGACGCAAGCTGGACGTTGCGATCCGACTGTTAGACGCCTCACCAATCGCGGTTGTTACAGCAACCGAGGAAACGCGTCTGCCGGTCTCTTTCCGCATGGCTCTTGATAAGCGAGCGCCACAGCGCATCCATCTCAAGAGCGACGCGGCATATGACATCACGCCGTATATTGTCTGGCTGATTGCTCTTGCCGCTATGGCGGCTGGAGCATGGGAAGTGGGTGCGGCTGCTGCGGGGCTAAACCTTCTCGGCCGTGGCAGACGCGCGGCAAGGCAGACGTAATCATGCGACGGGTGCTAATTGCTATTGCCGCGGCATGTGGGGTTGCGGTTGCGTATGCGCAACCCTTTCAGCTCCCCACACTTTCTGGGTCAATTGATGAGACGCCGCGCGGAGACGGATACGTAAGGCCAAAGCAAATTGACGCTGTTGCGCTATTCAATGCCGTCACCAAATGCTACCCGGCACCAAGCTGGTTCAGAGGAGAGATTGCGGCAATCGCCAGAATGGGAAGTGCTAGAGCCGACGACCAAGTATTTGGCGTTACCGGCAGAACATACCTGGGGATAGTCGCAACAATCCCGCTCTATTCGCCGGTGGAATCCGAACGCGCAATGGAACGCGAAGCGCAGAGACGGCAAGCCATCGCGCAGGCGGTTGCCCAGCTACATGACGCAGCGACAAGACTAGCGGTTGCGACTCGCAAGCTAGCGCTATACCAAGCCCTTGAGTCACGATCGGCGCTACGGGTGCGGCATGGAGTGGCTGATACGGCAGAGCAGGTGGGTTACCTTGAGAAGGTCGCGATTCAAGAAGAAGCTATCGCGAAAGCCAGGTCGGATATTGCCGCCGCCAGGCTAATGCTGCGCGGGTTATGCCTGGAAGATCATGCCGAGGAAGTTGATCGAATGATTGGCGTCATGCTGGGGGAAAAATGAAGTGGGTAACACACGTCGCTATTGCCGGTGCGATTGCGGCACCGATTGACCCGCGCTTAGTGCCAGCGGCAGTTGCCGGAGCAACAGCGCCGGACTGGCTTGAGTGGGTATTGGCTTTTGCCGGTCACAAGGTCAAACACCGAACAGTTACCCATTACCTGAGCGTCTGGCTCCTCATCGCCGCATTCGGGGCCTTCATATGGGACTACCGCGGCTGGATCACCGCATTCGCCCTTGGCGCAGCATCGCACTGGCTCTGTGACGCCCTTACGCTGCAAGGAGTGCCGATCGGCTGGTGGAGCGATCGGCGGGTGCATATCTTTGGCGGTCGAATCCGCACTGGTAGCCCAGCAGAGTATCTCTTTGCCGCTGGGGCGGTTGCCTTAGCTGCACTGCTGAGCTGGCAGAGCAGTGATCAGTTCAAGCCGTACTTTGTTGACTGGGCCGGACTCTACGAGCGCGGTATTATTGATCCTATCGAGTGGCGAATCAACAGGTTCCGGTTCCTATGATCTATTTATTGGTCATGCGCCAAGACCAAGGCGGCTGCGGGTTCGGACTCTTCCAAAGCCCATCGCGGTACGATTTGGCCGAAGACTCCGCTGAGCTGTATGACGACCGGTCGCTGTCAGACTGCCGCCATGCGAACGCCTTGTAATGCCAGGCAAGGCCGCGCTTGATCTGTTCAAGGCCGACGTCGCGCCCATCCACGATTACCTTGCCAACAGTGCGCCCATAACTATCGGTTTCCAGCCGCATAACTACCGCGTACTTGCCGAGCGCAAGGTCGGCCAATGACTTCCTGGAAACGCTGCCGTATGGCATATCCCGCTCCGGTGCATCAATGGCGGCAAGCCTTACCTTGTGGTAGTGCCCGCGTGAATCCACAACGGCCAATGTATCGCCGTCGAAGACCTGGACAACCTTGCCGCGGATTTCGTCTGCCATAGCCGCCGCGGCTGCCAAGAAGCCAAGCAAGGAAATGGAGAGTCTAAGCATACATGCCCCCCTATGTGACCAAACACCTGCTATAATAGTAACAGCGCAATATCATTGCGCGCCTCTTCTTCAACCCTCAACATCAATCCATCCCCCGCGCCCTGGCAGACGGCGCGAATAGTCTGCCGCACCGCAACATCCGGCGAACCCAGCGGATACTCTTCCGGGGGATCCGATTGGGCGGCTGACGCCGCACCCCCCCGCCCGCCCGGCGGA